ACCCGGCGCATGAACGCTTCCACGTCCAGTTCCTCTTTAAAGTGAGCGTTGTCGATGTGGACCACCGGACCGCTGCGGGTGGCAGCCGGGGCGGGTGTGATGACCTCGCCAGCGTGGGCGAAGACCAGTCCACTGGCGGTCATGAGTCCACCCTGGGCCAGGTGCGGGATGTGGGGCATGCCGATGGTGACGGTAGGCAGGTGAACCGGCCCGACGGACCAGCCACCGATCTTGAAATGCAGCGAGTTCCAGATGTCGATAACCCAGTCGATGGCACCCCGAAAGGCTTGGCCCATCGAATCCCACATGTGGCCCAACGCCCGGCCGACCGCGCCCGGGAGACTGGTGATCCAACCCCACATGCGCCCCCAGAACGACTGGATCCAGCCCCACACGGTGGCGAACTGGTTGTACACGAAGTCCCACATGCCCGACAGGGCCCGGCCGATGGCGCCGGGGATGCCGGCCACCCAGCCGATCATGGCATTCCAGGCGCCTTCGACCCAGCCGGCCACGGTGTCGGCCTCATGAAAAATGAAGTTCCACAGGCCGGTCAGGGCGTGCCAGATGGCGCCCGGCAGGCCGGACAGCCAGGAGACGAGACCGTTCCAGATGGAGACGATGTAGTCGATCACCTCTTTGGCGTCGGCTTTGATTTTGGCCCAGTTCTTCCAGATCAACACCGCGGCCAGGGCGATGGGGCCGAGCAGAATCCCGAGCAGGTACGGCCAGTATTTGGCGATCCAGTTCCACACGTCCATGACCAGGTTTTTGATGAACGTCCAAATGATCTTCCAGTGTTTATAGATTTCGTAGCCGACCACGATGAGGGCGGCCACGGCCAGGGCGATCAGGCCGAGGACCAGCAGTAGCGGGGCGCCGGCGGCTTCGGCGCCGACCTCGGCGGCGGTTTCGGCTTCGGTGGCCACGGTGGCGGCAGCCTGGGCGCCTTTGAGGGCTTCCATGCCGGCCTGGGTGAGTTTGATAATGCCGCCCAGCCCGGACATGGCCGCCCCCACTTTGGTCAGGGCCGGCCCGTATTTTTGGCCGAACTTGGCGGCCTGGTCCTCGATGGTGGTGGAGATGGCTTTCAGATGGCCGGTGAAGGTGTCGGCGTTGGCGGCGGCCTGACCTTTCAGTTTGTCGCCCAGTTCGGTGACAGCGGTGGCGTGGCCGGCGGTGGCGGCGGCCACGGCCCGCTGGGTTTCGGCCAGATGCTGGTGGGCTTCGCGGGCTTTGGTGGTGGCGGTGGTGACAGCCTGCTGGGCGTTACGTAACTGGATTTGCTGGCCCAGGGTCAGTTTGTGGCGTTGACCGTCGACCAGTTCGATGTCGGCCAGGGTCCGTTTGGCCCGGGCCAGGTTGTCATCGGCGGCGGTGGCCTGTTTCTGGGCGCTGGTGGCCTGGGCGGTGACCTGTTTGGTGTTCGACACCTGGATGCCGAACTCTTTCAACAGTTTGGTGTTGCCGTTGTAGACCTTGCCGACGGCGGTGGCGGCGGTGACCAGATCCTCGTGTTTGGCCGCGGCCAGGTCGGTGGCCGTGTTCAACAAGGTCAGGGCTTTGGCCGGGTCGCCGGTGGCCTGGGTCAAGACTTGCAGGGCGCCCTGGGTTTTCTCCGACGACTGGCCGAACTTCTCGTTGTGCTTGATGGCCTCCTCAATGTGCTTGCCGTACTGGTCGTAGGAGTGGCCGGTGTTCGAGATGGCCTGGGCCAACTGCTGGTGGGCGGCCTGCTCTTTCGAGCCGAGGGCGGCGAACACGCTACCCACGGCCAGCAGGGTGCCGCCGGCGCCCATCATGATGTTGCCGACACTCTTGCCGTGCTCGGCCAGTTTGGTCAGGCCTTCGTCCACGGTGGAGAGGGCTTCGCCGAACGGGCCGAGCACGCCGGACTGGTTGAGCAGGCCGAGCATGGACGAGAAGGCGCCGTGCGCTTTGGCGGCGGCCGACTGGGCCTGGGCGCCGGACTGTTTGAAAGCGTTGCCGAGACCGGACAGGTCGCCCAGCACCCGGACCATGACCGACGGGCCGGCCATCCGGCTATCTCCTGACCTTGGCTTCGGCGGCCCGGATGGCCTGGGCTTCCCGGTGCATGAGGCGCACCATGGCCGCCATCATGTCGTCGCTCAGGGTGTCGAGGGCGTCGGGAAGACAACCCCAGTAGTGGCAGAACGCGGCCACGTTGTCGCAGGCTTCCCGTTGGTAGGGTCCGCTTCGGACACGTCCACCTCGACGTCGTAGGCGTGCAACCACAGGCTGGTCATGTCGCGGCCCGGGAAATCCCGGACCAGGGCCCGGAAGGCCACGATCCGGAACGGCTGGGTTTCGGCCAGCTCACCGAACGTGGCCGCCGGTTCGCAGTGGCGGATCTCGTCCAGCAGCCGCTGGGAGGGCAGGCGTTGCACGAACGACTGGGACACTTTGACCAGGGTCGGCAACGGTTCGTCAGTCATGTACGCTCCCGGGGTCGGTGCCAGTGTTGGTCCACGGATAGCCGACGAAAACCTGTTCGACGGCGTCGGAATAGAGGCGGGCGGAACGGGCCGCCAGCTGGACGGCGTTGGGGAACAGGTAGCGGCCTTTGGGGTCGTAGTCGCGGGTAGATACGTGCGGCGCCCGGCGGGTGCCGCCGAACTCGATCCAGCCGGCATACCTGATACTGGCCCGGCCCATGCGCACCGCCGCCCCCGACCGGGTGGCGGTGACCCGGACGTCGCCGGCCAGCCGGCCGGTCTGCTCGCCCGGCCGGTCCCCTTGGGGCAGGGCGGAACGGGTGGCGGCGGCGACCGGTTCGGCCGCGATTCGGCCGGCCTGGGCCATGGCCTTGTTGAGCGGGCCGCGCTGGTCGGCCATCTTCTGGATGTCCCGGTTCAGGGCGCGCAAACCGATGACGGCCACCGTCGGGGCCTGGGCCATCAGGGGTGTTTGCCGGCCACCCAGGCCGTGCCGTTCCAGTTCGCCGCGAGCAAATCGGATGTGATGACGTACTGTCCGGCCGCCCACGTCGTCGCCGGAGTGGCGGTTACGGATGACAGGGCGGCCAGGTTGGCCGGCACCGTCGCCCCGCTGGGAGTGTAAAAACCGGGCGTGCCGGCCGTGGCCCCGGTGGCGGTGACCGCCCCGGTGTCGACGGTGGGCGGGGCGGTCAGGTTCCAGTCGATGACCACTTCGGCGGCGGCCCCGGCGTCGCCGACGATCAGCTCTACCGGTTGCGGGATGGCGTAGCCGCTCACGATCGGGTTATTGGCGGCAGCGACCCGCGACGAGTACGGCCGGGCCTTCCAGTTCACCGCCGTCCCGGAGGCCACATAGGACTGGTAGGCGGCGTTCAGCGTGGCGTAGACGGCGCCGGCGTCGAATGACTGGTAGAACGTCGCCCGCAGATGCCATTTGGTGACACCCGGATAGTCGGTTTCGCCACAAAAACTGGTAACACTGACTGGCTTGTTTTCGGGAAACGCCGCTTCCAAATGTTTGACCAGACATCTGAGGTTGACGCCGCCCAGCTCGAAATAGCAGTCGTTCAGGATGAGCGGGCTGGCGGTGGGCGGGGTCGGGTCGCCGGCCGCCGTCAACGACACTTCCGGCGGTGGGGGCGCCGGCGGGGCTTCTTCGGTCACGGTCACGGCAGGTCCTTTCTTGCGGGCGGGTGACATGTCACATCTGCACGGTCAGGATCAGTTCGCACAGCAGCAGCTGGATGCCGCCGGCGCCGGTCAGGTTCCGCCAGTTGCGTTCCTCGGCCGGGTAGCAGGCCTGCACCACCCCGCCCAGGGACGGGTTGGCCAGAATGGTTTGGCGGCAGGTGTTCTTCAATGCTTCGACCTGGTCCTCGGTTTCGACCCCGGACACGACGATGACCGGCAGGGTGGCCTCGTCGACGCCGAGCCCGGCGGTGGCATAGACGACCGGTTGGGGTCGGCCCACCACCAGGCACGGCCCGTTCAATGTTTCGGGCGGCCGGCCATGCACGGTCACCTGGGTGGCCGGGCCCAGCAGCGAGACGAGAGCGGTCGACACGGCGGTGCGATCCCAGGTCACCCGAACACCATGGCCGCATACGGGGCCAAATATTTTTCGACCTCGGGGTCTTTGGGGCCGACCCGGACGATACCCATGTCCCCCCAGCCGACCGTGCCGTCCACACTGTCGCGGCGGCGGTAGCCGCGGCAGGCGTCCAACAGGGCGGCCTGGAACAGGCCGGCGGGCAGAAACCCGGGCAGCCCGGGTGTCGTCCAGGCCGGGTCGGCGCGCATGGTCACCCAGTCGATCGCCGCCGCCAACGCTTGGCCGGTGACGGTGGTTTCGGTGGCGGGCTGGCCGGTGGTCCGCAACCAGTTCTCCACATCGGTGACGGTCGGCCAGCCGGTCACGGTCACCCCGGTCGGGCTGCCCGCCCCGAACCCGGTCCCGTAACCGGCATCCCACGGGCTCGAGCTCATTGGTTGGAGATCACGCTGGCGATGACGGCCATGGCGGTCAGGGTGGCCGCGGCCTGGGCCGTGTACTTGAGAGCCAGGTTGGTGGTCCCGGCCTGCAACCGCTGGATGAACGTGACCTCGACGGTGGCCTGCACCTGCTGTTTGCCGCCCAACCACAACACCTGCTCCGGTTTCGAGCCCACCGGGACGACGGTGGCGCCGGTCATGTCCAGGCCGATCTGGACCTGGTTGTTGGTGGCCAGCGTGTCGACGTTCAAAGAGATGACGAACTGGACGTCCTGGGCGCTGTCGAGGGTGAACGGACGGCTGGTCGTACCGGGGACCGGCACAAAACTGGCGTTGACCGCCAGCGTGGCCGGCCCCTGGTTGACGACATTCGAGAACACCGGGTTGGCGTCGTTGTACAGCTCGGTGACGATCTGGCGCATGTCCGCCGGCGAGATGGCGCCCGTCGTGTTGTCGGGCAGCAAGGCCAGCAGCTCGTCCAAGGTCACCGGGCCGCGCCTCCTACTGTTTGCGGGCTCGGGGCGTGCCCGGCCCTTGGGCGATCTCGGGCGGGATCTCGCCCTCGACGGCCGGTTCCTCTTCGCCGGCCACTTCGACCGGGGCCGGGATGGTGACACCGGAGTCGATCTTCAGGATCCCGGACGGGTAACGGCCCAGGACGGGGGCGGCGTACCCCCACACCCCGAGCCGGATGGCGCTGGGTCCGAGGACCTCATCGTAACGGAAGTTGAACGTCGAGCTTTCCAGCAGGAGCGAGTCGTCGGCTTTAAGCACGTACATGTGGTTGTCGACGCCGGCCCACGACGGGATGCACTGCAGGCCGACCACCTCACCGGCAATGTGGCTGTAGAGCACGGCGTCGCCCAACCCGTAGCTGTTCACGGGGCCGTGCTGGCCGGTGGTCACCAAAGGCCGGCCCTGGGTGTCCTTCTGTTTGGCCAGGAACGCCCACGCCCCCGTGCTCATGAACACCACCCGGGGTGGCGCTTTGCGGCGTTTGATGATCGAGGCGCCGGCGTCGATGAACGCGTCGGGCAGGTTCGTGTAGGCCGGGGCGGTACCCGGATAGGTGATGGTGCCGGCCAGCCCGGCCCCGGTCAACGCCTCGAAGGCGGCTACCACGGCGTTCTCGACGGCCTCGTTGTAGGCGCCCATACAGTCGGCGAAAATGATGCCGTCGACCGCCGGATTCGAGCCGTCGACCAACTGCCTTGACACATCCACCTTGCCGGTATAGGTGACCGGGTTGGTGGTGATCACATTGGCGTTGAACGACCCGTCACCGGCCGGGGAGCCTTCGGTGGTGGCGGTGATGGCCGCGCCGGGGGTGACCTGCTTGCCCAGGTTGACCGGGTTGGCGTTGTCGATCCCCACCTTCCGCAACGTGTCCGCCCAGGGGCGGGCGCCATGGGCGATGATGGCGAACTCCTCGAACAGCCATCGGGGCGGGATGACACCCGGGCCGGTGCCCATGGTGCCCATGGCCCGCATCTGCAGGCCGTGGCGTTCCAGCATGGCCGTCGCCCCCGGATCGTGATCCAGCTGGGCGTGCAACAAATCCTGGAAGAACGAGCGGCGCTCCAGGCCGGCATCCCCCGGCGGCCGGTACACCATCTCCTCGGAGCGGACCTGGATGACCGGCAGATGCCGGCTGTCCGGCACGGTCGGGGCGTCGGCCATCGCTCTGACCGCGGCCATCCTTCTATCATCCACTTCCCGTAGCTCGACCAGCCGCTCCCCGAGCGGCGACATCTGGTCGCGCAGGCCGTCCAGCAGGGCGGCCTCGGTGTCGTCGGGGTCGCGGTTCTCCTCGGCGCACCGGTTGAGCAGACTCTCGTACTGCTCGACCAGGACGCGATAGTCGGCGCCCAACTTCTCCATCAGACGGTTGGCCACAGGGTGTTCCACCCCTTTCATCGCGGGCGCCGGGGCGTGCGGCGCAAGGACTAGCGCCCTTGCGACCGGTTCACCTCTGGGCGGTTCACCCCACGTGCGGGCGGTTCACCTTCTGGGCGGTTCAGCCGTCAACCGTCGAGTGTAGTCACCGTCCGGCCAGGCCGGCCAGGATGCCTTGTGCTTTCAACAGGTCGGCCCGCCACGCCGTCACCGGTCGTAGCCCCGGCCGGTCCTCGTCGAGAGCCCGGACGGCCATGACGGTGGCACCCGCATAGACCGGTTCGTGGGTGAGGGTGACATGATCGAGGTGGGCGGCCTGGCGTTCGGTGGCCCCGTTCGCGCCCTTGCGGGAGGTGAGGGCTTTGAACCCGATGGACAGTCCGGTGATCTCCCCGGTCCGGACCAGCTCGAGCGAATCGGAGGCTTTGGTGGTGTTGTACAGGGGCCATTCGCCGTGCAACCCGTCGGGGCGCTCGGCCAGGATCGACGTCCGCCCTATGGGCTGCTGGCCGTTCAGGCGATCCTGATGGGAGGCGTACAGTTTGACCCGGGCCAACTGGTCGACAGCGGCCACCTGTTTCTCGAAGGCGCCGGGCAGGAACCGTTCGATGCCGCCGCCGGGCAGGTTGGCGTCTATCCCGTAGGGGACGGCCCGGCCGACCAGGGTGCGCCCGTCGCCGTCGGCCCGCAAATGGACCACCACCGAGTAGTCCCGGCATTCGAGGACCGGTTCGGGATCCCTTGAGCGGCCCGACCCGGCCGACCCCTCGTAACCCATGCCCGGCCCGGACCCGATCATCGGGTGGGCGGCGGCCATGCTCTTGGCTTTGGCCATGCAGGCGGCCCGCACCTCGGCGGACAGGCTGGAGGCCTGGGGGATGCGGGCCATGGCGTTACGGATATGGGCGGCGTCCGGTCGGCCGTTGGCGTCCTTCACCGGGAAATAGCGGTGGGCGCCGTCGGTCCTGCCGTCGGTTTTGGTGCCCCCCGGGGCGATATACAAGAACGACGAGTCGGGCAGGTCGTTGATGTAGGCCGTGGTCCATACGTCGCGGACTTCCATGCCCATCTGCTGGTTGGCGGCCTGAAAACCCATCATGCCTCCTGGGGGTGCTGGTTGCCGGTGGGCGGGCCGCCCACGATCGTGGGCGGCTCGGCCGGGGCCGGTGCCGGCAGGGCCGGCGTTTCGGGTGTTTCGGGTGTGACACCGGCGGCGGCGATGGCGGCGTCGAACCCGGCCTGGGAGACGGCCATCGGATCCAGATTGTTCCGGGCCCGGATCTCGTCCACCAGCAACCATTGCGACATGGGGCCGGGGCCGCCCAGGGCGGCCTGGTAGGCCTGATATTCGCTGAGAGTGTCGGTATGCAGGGCGGCCGAGATGTCCCATTGCAGATGCTGGCCCCGCGGTAGCAGCTCGATCGACCCGGCCTCCTCCAGCAGGGCCAGCCAGGGGGCCACCGCATCATTGCGGGCCTGGACCTCCTCCATCTGGGCGTTCTTGTACGTCGTGCTGACGTTGGCGCCCAGCTTGGACGGCGGGATGCCGAACAGCAGAGCGGCGTCGATCAGCGAGAACTGTCTTGATTCGATCATCTGGGAGTCGACCGGCCGGAACGACACCGGCGTGAAATCGGTCAGCTCGTTCAACACCGCCACCGACGACACGCCCGAATATTTCGAGATCCAGGTCTGTTTGGCCGTGTCGGCCTGGGCCTGGGTGATCTCCGGCCGGTGGATCTTGACGATCCCCGACGGCATCCCCCCCGAGTTGAAATAGCTGGCCGCGTACGATTGCAAGGCCAGGCCGATAGCGATGGCGTCGCCGTTCAAGTCGATCAGGCCCCGCCCGAGCGGCCAGCCGGTCCGCCCCAAATGGGATTTGACATGCCAGATCTCCGACGGGTCGTACAGCTGGCCGGCCGCGTAGAAAGCGCTGATCTGGGGGGCCATCGGGTTGCCCTCGAACCGGACCGCCACCAGGGTCGGATGGACCGGTTTCAACGTGAGCGGCCACCCGTACCGGTCGGTCGAGGTGATCAGACAGATCGAGTTGCCGTACAGGACCAGGCTTTCGGTCACCCCGGCCCAGAACGCCATCGGCGTCTGGTTCGGGTCCGGTTGGCGCAGAATGGCCGGCTGCGGGTCCAGGACTTCGGTGTCCCGGTAGGCGGCCACCGGCAGCATCCCGACCGTCTGGGTCACGTAGGCCAGGCCCCGCAGGAACGCCGGCCACGACAGGGCCATCGTCTCGCTGGGTGGGGGCAGCACGTGCGACGGCGGCGTGAACGACTGCTCGGGGCCGGCCATGAACGGGGTCGGCGTGTTCGGCTGGGCTGACACCACACTGCCGGCCGCTCTGAGCGCCAAACCCCTTCCGGCGCCACGGATACGTTCCGGGATTTGGAAACGTCCTACCAAACCCGTGGCGGCCATCTCAAAAGATTTGGGGGTCGCCCTGGCCGGCCTTCACGAGACCCCAGTGTGACAGAGTGACCGCTACCAGTGGCGAAATGTCGCCACCGGACTTGCGAGCCCAGGCCCAGGCGTCCCCCAATGGCCGTTTCCGGGCCGCTGACACGGCCTGATTCAAGACCGGCTGGTCCAGGTGGGCCAACTTGCCCTCTATGGCGGCGTCGAACAGCTGACCGCAGCCCTGGGCGTACTCGCGGGCGTTCACCGTCAACGTCGGCACCCCGGCCGCGGCCAGATCGACCAGCAGGCTGCCGGCCGGGCTGGCCGGGTCCACCACCGTCGGCAGCGGCCGCCACCTTCGCTCCAACGCTTGCAACCGTTCGACGGCCCAGTCCGTGCCCGGGCGGTGGTCGACGATCTCCACGTGCCGGCGCCGGTCCTGACGCCAGCCGGCCACCCCGATACTCGCCGCGGCCCGGTCCGGGGTCACATCCAGGCTGAAACAGGGCAGCCCGGCCAACTGCGAACGGGGATCCCGGCAGGCCTGCCAGGACGCCGGGTCGATCACCGGACGGCCGCCCGGCGCCCGCCGGTTCAGGTAGGCCCGGGAGAACTCGGCCGGTTCCATGGCGTCATGGTCGGCCCGGATGACCTCCTCGGTCACCGTCCGCCCCAGAGCCGGCATACACCCCCACCACGTGCGGGGATCGTCCGGGTCCTGGTCGTCGCCGGCCGACCATTCGAAATAGGCCACCCCGGACCGTTCGCCGGACTCCACCCGGGCCCGGCCGTCGTCCACCCTGGAATGCAGGAACTCCGATCCTTGCGGGTAGCCCATGGTCGACACGATCCACAGCTGGGCGCCGGCCCGGGTCATCATCGCTGGCCTAAAAGACTGGCTTAGCCTCTCATCTCGTTGGGCGAACGCCTCGTCGATGATCCCCAAATCCAGGGTCTGACCGTGCCCCGACGTTTCCCCTGACGCCGAGATGCCGATGGTCGACCCGGTGGCCTTGAACTTGATGCGCTCCCCGCCCGCCCCCCGCCGGACCGACATCACCTTCGCCAACGTGGTGTGCTCCAACAGGTCGGCCTGCTCCTCCCATTTGGCTTTGGCGCTGTTGCGGTCCTGGGCCGTGTACAACACCCGTTGCATGTCCCCCCACGACAGGCACCGGTCCACCTCCACGGTCAGCAGCAACGTCGTCTTGCCGGACTGTCTGGGCACCGTCACCCGCACCTCCCGGTAGGCCGGCAGCCCGTCCCCGGTCAGCTCGCCGGCCACGTTCGCCACCTGGGCCTGCCACGGCATCAGCTTCTTGCCGATGATCTGGGCCAGCAGACTCAACCGGCCGCCGGTGGTGGGCCGGTCAGGACTCCGGGGCGTCGCCCACCGGGGTACGCAGCGCTGCGAGAAGCTGACCGAGCTCGTCGTCGTCGCCAACCGCGGCCACCCCTCTCAGATCACGCCAAGCCGACTTGTACGCCCACGCCGTCTGCACCACCGGTTCCTCCGGGTCGTCGAGCAGGGCGGCCAGGGTGCGGACCAAGGCCACCATGGGGGCGTCCACGGCCTCCAGCCGGCCGGTCTGTTTGAGCGCCGCTAATCCCCGCTCGCAGGCGGTCACATTCCGGGTTCTCCTGGCCATCCCCGCCCAGTTTGCCCCATTCCGTCCCGGCCCCCCGGTTTTCGGTCGAAATTCGACTGCGTACGTGATGGAAATCCGGCCCCGAGTGGAAAATTGCCACCCCCTTAGACGGTCTGAGTGGCCCCGACCAATGGCGGGGGTTTCTATCAGCCGGGTGTGACGGTCACCAGTTCCGGGAGCGTCGTCCCACCCGCCGGTTCGCTTTGATCCGGTTGGT